ACCGGCGCGGCGAAGGCAAACTTCGACACGGCCGAGGACGCCCCGGCCGGCAGTGGAGACAAACACTTCTAAAGCCTCCGAGCTCTGACGGGAGAGCAGAGCGAACCGAAAAACGGAGCCAGGGTCGCGCGTCTTATAGGCTTATTAGGTATCTCTCCCCCTCGCCGGCCCTGGTCTCCTCTTTTAAAACTTGACGCTTCACGTCGGCCGCGACGCGCGCGGAATCAGACTATTGAGACGGGGCCCGGATACGAGGCGAGGGCTGCTCGTCCAACAGCCTCAACGGTCGGCTAATCCGGCACGTGAAGCGACCATATAGCGAAAGGATTCACCGATGGAATGGAGCCCGCAACAGAAAGAAGCTCTCGACCTGGCGAAGCGCTGGATCGAGAACCCCGGCCAGCAGCAGGTCTTCTATCTCGGAGGCTACGCCGGCACCGGGAAGTCGACCCTCGCGCGGCACCTGGCCGCGGACGTGAGCGGTCGCGTGCTCTTCGGTGCCTACACCGGGAAGGCTGCCCTGGTCATGAGGAAAATGGGCTGCTCGAACGCGACCACGATTCACCGAATGATCTACCTCCCCAGAGACAAGAGCCGACTGAAACTTTCCAGGATGAAGGAAGACCTGATCGAATGGCAGGAGCGCCTGGACATGAAGAACGACGGCTTCGACGTCGAGCAGTCCTTGACGGAGATCCAGCACAAGATCCGCGACCTCACCTATTATATCGCGGCCGAGGAGAAGAAGCTGAAGCAGCCAGCCTTCTCGCTGAACATGAAATCGGACGTGAAGAGTGCCTCGCTCGTGGTGATCGACGAGGTCTCTATGGTAGGCGAAGAGATGGGAGTGGACCTGCTCTCCTTCGACGTGCCCGTCCTGGTCCTGGGCGACCCGGCTCAGCTGCCTCCGATCAAGAGCGGCGGCTTCTTCACCAGGCGGAAGCCCGACTACATGCTGACCGAGATCCACCGGCAGGCCTCGGACTCTCCAGTGATCGAGCTCGCGACCATGGTCCGGAAGGGCGAACGCCCTCCCCTGGGCGAGTACGGGAAGAGCCGAGTCCTCGCGAAGGGCGTGCTGACGATCGAGGACCTCCTGGGCTATGATCAGATCCTGGTCGGCCTGAACGCTACCCGGCACGACCTGAACCGGCAGATCCGCGAGGTGATCGGCCGGAAGTCTCACCTCCCCGAGCCCGGCGATCGCCTGGTCTGCCTCCGGAACGACCACGACCTGGGCCTGCTGAACGGGGCCCTCTGGGATGTTACCTGGTGCGAGGTCGTCGACGAGGACCTCATGATGCTGAAGGTCAAGGAACCCGACGGCAGCCTGGAGCTGACCGTCCTGGCTCACCGGCACTATATCGAGCACCGCGAGAAGGAGCTGGCTCATTATGCTATAAGGGAGGCCCAGTGCTTCGATTATGGCTACGCCCTGACGACCCATAAAGCCCAGGGATCTCAGTGGGGCCGAGTCCTCGTGATCGACGAGAGCAAGGCCTTCCGCCAGGACGAGCACCGCTGGCTTTATACGGCGATCACCAGGGCGGCGGACGAGGTAACTATCATCGACAAAAACGGTTATACAGCAGTGCAGATCCAGGAGGAGGTCAATCCGCCATGGTAGGCGACGAGCGAATCATATCAAGCGGCGAGCTGGAGAAGCGGCCCATGAAGGAGCTGGTCGACATCTATAACTCGACCATGCCCCGGACGAAGGTCAAGTCCTTCAAATCCGTCGCTGAGGGCGTGAGGATGATCCTGGAGCGACTTGTCGAGGTGAGCAGGAGGAAACCCTCCAGGCAGCCGAAACCGCGACGAGGACGGCCTCACGAGCTCCTGGTGCTGCCCAAGAGGGAAGCCCGGAGGGCGAGCCGGCATAAGAAGGTCCGGAGGAGTACGAAGCGAGAAATGATTTTACTAATGCTGAAGCGCGGCACCTCGATCGCTCAGATCGAGCAGGTCTTCGGCTGCACGAGGAAGCTGGCCAGGGAGAGCCTCCGGCAGATCAATCTCGATCTGGGTTACGGGATCGAGGAGCAGGACGACGGCCAGCTGAAACTGATCAAATGAGGACAGTGAAATGAATCTTCCGAAGCGAATCAGAATCACGACGAACGGCGACTGCATGAACGGGATCGAGATCCTGGACCTCGACACCGGTGAGGACGTCGTCAAAATGGGAAACGCTCACATTAGAGATATTAGCATGTATCTCGAACCCTATGGACTGAAGGCCGTGGTGAAATACTACATGGCAACAAAGGGCGGCTCCATGGTCGAGCACGTGGTGACGTATCACCCCCCGGACGTCGAGCTCGGAGACTGGGATGCTCTTCAGCAGTCATATAAAAAGCGGAGAGAGAAGGCACTCCAGGGCGCGGTTATCATCGACGACCCGGTGAAGCCCGACAACCGGCACCCGGACGCGAAGCTGCCCTGCCCCGAGTGCAAGGATAAAGGCTACGTCGACCTGGCAACCTCGCGCGAGCCGTGCAATCTCTGCAAGGGCAGGACCACGGCCGTCGACTTCGCGAAGGGCGGGATCGTTTCTTCGACGGTCTTCCATACGAAGGACCTGGCCGGCGAGATCCTCATGCCTCGGGTCGACCCCGAGAAGAAGCTCGGCGTGCTGGGCCCGCCGGCGGAGTTTTTGAATGATCCTCCCCGATTCCTGAACGAAGGCGAAGATCCGGACGATCCCGATCTGGCTTACTTCTCGACTGAGGGCGAAGCCCGCGGAGCTGCCATGCAGGCCCTATGCTCGCGGGAAGAGCTCCAGGGAATCGACCGGAATGAGATCTTCAACGTCGTCGAGGACTGGGTCGCTGATCTCATGCACTGCGAAGATCGCCAGGAGTTCGAGGATTTCTGCTGCGATATGTCCGGCGAGGTCCTGGGCGTGATCGAAGAACAGATGGAACCGGTCAACGCGGTCGAGCATATAAACTGCCGATGCACGACGGCCCCGTTCGATAACGTGGGCCCTCGCTTCGGCGGCTTCGGCTTCGCGAGCTGGAACGACGGCGACAGTGATCCGCTCGAAGACATCGAGAGCGCGAAGAAGATGATCGAGGAAGACGTGGGCTTCCGAAAGGACCCGCTTCCGACTGACGTGCTTGCCGAGGTCGCGCGGTCGATAATCAGGGAGTGCACGAAGAAGGCCCTCGACGAGATGATCGCGAAGGTCCCGATCGGCGTGGCCATGGAAGCAGCTCCAGCCGGCGAGCCCGTGACGATCAGCCTGGACTCGCTGACGATGGGCGAGGGCAGATCCTCCGAGGTGATCGAGAACAAAAAGGTGAGCGTCTTCGACTACTGCATTCTATGCGGACGGAACACGAAGAACGATCATAGACGTTGTGATTCCTGCTTCGAGAAGATGGAGCAGCAGGTCATGAATCTCGCGCGGGATCAGATCAGGAAGAACCTGGTCAAGGCCGGCGACACCGTCAAGATTAACTTCGATCCTGGTGACGTTGAAATCCGGGCGACGATCATGCTGAGAAGAGACGGAACGCTTCACGCGGAGCTCGATCGAGTGGTGCAAGAAAGTATTAAAAAAGAGATGGCGCGTCGAACAGAAATAAGCTATGGTGCTACGCCAGCAGGCACCGCTCCCGTTCCAGTGGTCGAGGCGGAAACGTGCGACGAGTGCTTCGGTTCGGGATTCGAGAACGGGATAGGAATGCCGTGCTCGAAAGGATGCAAACCGAAAAAATAATCATGTGTTGCCGTTAGCTTAGTGGCTAAAGCATGGGGTTGTGGACCCTGGGACCCGAGTTCGATTCTCGGACGGTGACCCAAACTTTAAAGGAGTGATTCATGCTTTGTATAGAAGACCGGAACCTGCACGAGGCCCTTCCGACCATGTGCAAGCTGCTCACGAAACGAGGCTACAAGATCGCGGACGACAAGGTCCTCCGCCTCGACGGCCCGCTCTCGATCAAGATCATGAAACCGATCGAGCGCGTCTCCTTCCATTCCGACCTGGTCATGGACCCCTTCGCTTTTTTCTTCGCCGGGATGCAGATGCTCTTCGCGAACGTGAAAGGCCTCCAGGAGTTCGGCAAGATGCTCCGCGAGGACAAGGTCGGCATGGCCTTCGTCGTGAACATCCTCGACACCTATGCCGTTTTTCAGCGGAACCGCGAGCGAGACCTCGACGTCTTCGTGACCGGCAGGAGCTCGGACCCGATCCAGGACACGATCGTCACGAGCATGATGCAGGAAGTCATGGCTCACCTGGCGGACTGCCCCGTCGGATCGCTCACCTGGCAGTCGACGAACGTGCATATTGACATCGAGCGCGCCGGCGAATCTTGCGAGAAGGTCGCGGCCGAGATCGACAAGGGCAGCCCCTACGCTGCCGGCGACGTCAAGCCCCATAAGATCATCGACATCCCCATGAACCGCTGGCTCCGGGAGCTGGACACCTTCTCGAAGCAGCAGCACCGCGGGACCTATTCGGAGCTCTTCTTCTCGAACGTGGTGACCCCGCTCTATCAGGCCGGGATCTCACTGAAAGAGGGAATGTTCGGCCAGGCCCAGGCCCAGCTCGACGCCTGCTTCGCGACGGACTGGCGGACGGCCTGCTATAACTGGACGATTTCTCAATCTCTGAGGACGCAATGAACAAGCAGACTTTAGCGAAGGCCGTCCGCGAGGGCGGCATGATCGAGCGCGTTCATACGGTCCCGAGTCATGGAACCTATTCGAACGCCGAGCACACTTACGGCGCGCTGAGTCTGCTCTTCGTGCTGTACCCAGGGACGCCGAGCATGAACCTCGTGAAGGCTATGCTCTGGCATGACACGGCTGAGCGCTGGACCGGTGACGTGCCTGGGCCGATGAAGTATTCGATCCCCGAGCTCGCCAGGCTGATCGAGGAAGTCGAGCTCGCCTGCTTCGCGGAAATGGGAATCGACTTCGATCTCACCGAGGACGAGAAGAAATGGCTCCGCGCGATCGACAAGATCGAGCTCTGGCTCTGGTCTCACGATCAGCTCGCCCTGGGCAACCTGAACGCGGACGAGATTCAGCGGACCCTTTACGACCTATTCATGACCGGCGCGATCCCGCTGCCCAGGGAATGCCAGGAGTTCGTCCGCGAGTTCCGCTGGGGCCGGCTGACCGATCAACCTCCGACGAACAGGAGAGAAGCATGAAAGAGAAACTTGAACGACTCAGATTTTATCTGGACTACATCGAGGAGCATTATAACAATGTTATAACGGCCTGGAAACTGATTCAGGAGAAATGCTCCGACCTGGACTTCATCAAAGACGCTCGCCTCCGGAAGCGGATCGACGACGAGGTGAAGGATCACGATCTCTCGAAGCTATCGGCCCAGGAGCTCGTCCAGTACCAGGAGAAATTTTATCCGACCGAGGCGGAGAAAACGAAGAAGGGCGTCAGGCCCCGGTTCAAGGAAGCCTTCGCTCACCATAAGAAGGAGAACCTCCACCACGTCGAGGCCTGGCGCGACGCGGACTTCAAAGATCCCAGGGAGTGGGTCGTTCACTGCGTCCACATGATCGCGGACTGGCATGCCATGGGCACGAAGTTCGGAGATGATGCTTTTCAGTTTTTCAGGAAGACGAAGCCGAAAGGACTGGACGAGGAGGCCCTGATTCTGATCGACCAGATCTTCGATAGGATCTACGGAAAGCGGATACTATCGGAGAATTTTTAAATGCAGTTCCCCCTCTTCGAACCGAAGACAGACTGGCGACCGCCGGCTCTCTCCAGATTACCCTCCTGGCGTTACGCTAAGCGCGTAGCCGTGGACGTGGAAACAAAGGACCCGGAGCTGACAAAGCTCGGCCCAGGAGTCCGGAGAGATGGCAGCTATATCGCCGGCGTGGCTTTCGCGATCGAAGACGGGCCCTCCTTCTATCTCCCCGTGGCTCACCGCGGAGGAGGCAACCTCGACCCGGAGAAGGCCTTCCAGTATCTCCGCGACCAGGCGAAGATCTTCAAGGGCGACCTGGTCGGAGCAAATCTTCAATACGATCTCGACTGGCTGGCTCAGTCCGGCGTGAAGTATTCCCCGAGATTCTTCAAGGACGTCCAGGTCGCCGAGCCCTTGATCGACGAGCTCCAGTTCGTCTATAACCTGGACGCGATCGCGGCCCGGCACGGCCTGCCTGGGAAGTCCGAGAAACACCTGAAGCAAGCCGCGGAGCTCTTCGGCTTTCCTTTGAAGAAAGTGAAGGAGAATATCTGGCAGCTGCCGGCCCGGCACGTGGGCGAGTACGCCGAGCAGGACGTCCGGCTGCCCCTCCAGCTCCTCCGCCGGCAGGAGAAGATCATCGACGATCAAGATCTCTGGAAGGCCTTCGAGATGGAATGCCGGCTGCTCCCGATCCTCCTGAAGATGAGGAGGCGAGGAGTCCGGATCGACTTCGACAAGATCGAGCAGGTCGAGGCCTGGGCCCTGGAGAAAGAGCTGGCAGCTCTCAAAGAGCTGACTCACCTGACTGGCGTCCAGCTCGATCCCTCCTGCACCACGAAGGCGACGGCCCTGGCTCCCTGCCTGGAGAAGGTCGGGATCACCGTGCCGAAGACCGCGAAGGCCGGCCTCCCCTCGATCAAGACGGACTTCCTGAATGGCCTGGATCACAAGGCCGGCGAGCTGATCATCACCGCGAAGAAGTTCAATAAACTCCGGAACACCTTCGTCGCTTCGATCCGGAAGCATGCGATCGGTGACCGGATTCACTGCACCTTTAATCAGCTCCGCCGGCCTCGGGACGACGGCTCTGACGACCAGGGCGGACGCTATGGTCGAATGAGCTGCTCGGACCCGAACCTCCAGCAGCAGCCGGCCAGGGACCCGGAGATCGGCCCTCGCTGGCGTGGGATCTATGTTCCGGACGAGGGCGGCTGGTGGGCCTGCCTGGACTTCTCCCAGCAGGAGCCTCGCTGGTTGACCCACTACGCGGCCCTGGAGGGCTGCACCGGAGCGGAGAATGCCCGGACCCGCTACATCGAAGACCCGACGATGGATAATCACCAGTTCATGGCGGACCTGACCGGCCTGCCCAGGAAGGAGGCGAAGAACATCTTCCTCGGGAAGTGCTACGGCATGGGAGGCGCGAAGTTCTGCCACAAGCTGGGCCTCCCGACGAAGTGGGTCCCGAGCAGGCACCAGGGCAAAATGATCGAGGTCGCCGGCGACGAGGGCCAGGCGCTGCTCGATACTTTCGACCTGAAGGCCCCCTACGTCCGCGAGATCGCCTGGAGAGCTCAGTCAGCGGCGAAGAGGCGCGGCTATATCAGGCTGCTCGATGGACGGCGCTGCCGCTTTCCTGAGCTGCCTGGCGGGCGTGGCTGGGACTGGACCTTCAAGGCGCTGAACCGGTTGATCCAGGGCAGCTCCGCGGTCCAGATGAAGAAGGCAATGGTCGACGCGGACGCTGCCGGCTTCCGGCTCCAGCTCCAGGTCCACGACGAGGTCGACCTCACGATCTGGAAATGGTCACAAACGAAAGACCTCGAAGAGGTTATGCTGAATGCGGTCAAGTGCACCGTGCCCCATAAGGTCGACATCGAGGTCGGCCCCTCCTGGGGAGAGATTTATAAACTTGACAAAGCTGCTATGTAAGGTTACACTTTCAAGGGAGTTACATAATGATAGGCACTAAATACCATAAGATCCAGAGCATTTTCAAACGTGACCGGGAGACCGGTCGCTTCACGGACGAGTTCACCTGCCCAGAGTTCGAGCTCCTGGCCGGCGCTACCTGGGACTGGAGCGAGAAGCTGGACGGCACGAACATCCGGATCACCTGGCGCGCCGTGGAAGGCGACGATCCGGACGTGCAGGCCGTGCGGCTGATCGGCGGGCGGACTGACCGGGCCCAGATCCCGACGGACCTGATCGCGCGCCTGGAGGAGCTCTTCCCGGTCGAGAAGCTGACCGACGTCTTCGAGGTCCCGAAGGTCGAGGAGCAGACCGTGATCCTCTACGGCGAAGGAATCGGCCCGAAGATCCAGAAGGGCGGCGGGCGCTACCGAAGCCGGCCGGACTTCGCTCTCTTCGACGTGCGCGTCGGTCGCTGGTGGCTGAAGCGCGAGGACGTCTTCGGCGTGGCCGAAACCATGGGCCTCGCTGCTGCCCCCTGCCGAGGTGAGGGAACCCTCCAGGAGGCGATCGAGTTCGTGAAGGCCGGCTTCACCTCGGAGCTGGCTGACGACCCGACGCTGCCGGCGGAGGGCCTGGTGCTCCGGCCGAAGTGCGAGCTCTTCTCCAGGTCGGGCGAGCGCATGATCACGAAGGTCAAGACGAAGGACTTCAAAGCGGAATGAAGAGCAGCGAGAAACGAATGAGGAAAAACGTCGTGGAGATCCTGGCTCCCCTGGACGGGAAGCCCGTCGAGAATCGGGCCTGGACAGGATTTCCCGACGTAAGCTATATCGAAGGAGTGATCGAGCTCAAGCAGGCCGACCGCTGGCCTGCCAGGGAGGCGACACCCTTGAAGCTGGATCACTTCACGAACGAGCAGCGGATCTTCCTGGAGCGACGCTGGAGGAAAGGCGGGAACGCTTACCTCCTGATCCAGGTTAATAAAACTTTTTTGTTGTACGACGGATCTGACGTACAACAAATCGGACGTACATTAAACCAGGCCCAGCTCCGCGAGAAGGCGCTGAAGGTCTGGGAAGGTCTGCCGGCGCTGAGAAAGGACTTAACTGAATGGCTGCACCGAGGACAAACTTCAGAGCCTCGATAAACTTCCTGAAGAGGTTTCATCCTGGCCGGCTCTGGGTCTTGACTGCGATCCCTCCGGATCACAAGCGGATCGAGACGGCTACCTTTTCCGAGGAAGACGAGAAGGGCGCGCTGGCCTGGCTGAATGAGCACAAGAACGAGAACATTTATTTCTCAGTCGCCGAGCCCATGGGCCCCCTCGATAAGAAGGCAGAACGGACGGACCTGAAGGCCGTGCACTGGCTGCACCTGGATCTCGACCCGCGCGCCGGCGAGGACCTGACCGAAGAGCGCGAGCGAATCCTCGCGACTCTGAAGAACCCTCCGAAGGGAATCCCGAAGCCGACGGTGATCGTCTTCTCCGGAGGAGGCTATCAAGGATTCTGGAGGCTGAGCGAACCGATCCCGATCGAGGGCAGCCTGGACGCGGCCGAGGAGGCGAAGCGCTACAACATGCAGCTGGAGCTCCTCCTGGGCGGAGATCAATGCCATGACGTCTCCAGGATCATGAGGCTCCCCGGCACCGTCAACCGACCGAATAAACGCAAGCGCGAGAAGGGACGGGTCGAGGAGCTCGCGAAGATGATCAAGGGCTCCGGGAAGACCTACGACCTCAAGGAATTCACCGCGGCCCCGGTCGTCCAGAACGACTCCCAGCAGTTCAGCTCGACGACGGTCACGGTCTCCGAGAACGTGGCGCGCCTGGAAGACGTGAACGAGCTGCCGGCGGAGGTTCCGGACCTCGCGAAGGTCGTGATCGTCCAGGGACACGACCCTGACGACCCTTCGAAGTTCCAGAAGATGGACAGCCCAGGCGAGCTCGATCGCTCGAAGGCGGTCTTCTGGATCTGCTGCGAGCTCGTGCGCGCCGGCTGCGACGACGACACGATCTTCGCGGTGATCACGGACCCCGGCTTCGGAATCTCCGAGCACGTGCTGGCTCAGAAAACAAATACTGCGAAGTATGCACTGAGGCAGATCGAGCGGGCCCGCGAGAACGCGATCGACCCCTGGCTTCAAAGGCTGAATGATAGATATGCAGTCGTCGGAAACTGGGGAGGGAAGTGCCGGATCTTGACCGAGCGCGTCGACGTGATCGGCGACGTGAAGCGGAAGCGGATAAACATGCTCTCCTTCCAGGACTTCAAAAACTTCTGGTGTAACAAGTCGATCGAGATCGGCACGGACCAGAAGACAAACCTCCCGATTAAAATGCCGGTCGGAAAGTGGTGGATCAATCACGAAGGCCGGCGCGAGTTCGACACCGTGGTCTTCGCTCCTGGTCACGAGGTGAAGGGAGCATATAATCTCTGGAAGGGCTTCGCCTACAATGCCAGGCCCGACGGAGACTTCTCACTCTATCTCGATCACATAAAGAAGAACGTCTGCTCGAACGACGAGGAGGTCTTTAGCTACCTGATCCGATGGATGGCGACCGCGGTGCAGAAGCCCTATCTCCCTGGGCACACTGCCGTCGTCCTTCGTGGCCGGCAGGGCACCGGGAAGGGACGCTTCGCTCACAACTTCGGCGCGCTGTTCGGTCGTCACTTCCTGCCCGTGCGAGATTCGAATCACCTCTTCGGACAATTCAACGCGCATATGAGAGACTGCGTCGTGCTCTTCGCGGACGAGGCCTTCTGGGCTGGTAACACGAAACACGAGGGCCTTCTCAAATCATTGATCACGGAATCGACGATCATGTGCGAGGCGAAAGGAATCGACGTCGAGCCTGCTCAAAACTACGTCCATCTGATCATGGCTTCAAATGAAGACTGGGTCGTGCCGGCCCGAGGTGACGACCGTCGCTTCCTGGTGCTCGACATGGGCGAAGACAACCGGCGCGATAATGATTATTTCAAAAATATGCAGGACCAGCTGGCCGCGGGCGGCTATGAGGCGCTGCTTCATTTCTTAATGACCTATGATCTGACCGACTTCAATGTTCACGACATCCCTCAGACCCAGGCGCTGCGCGAGCAGAAGATGAGAACCCTCGGGCCCGAGGAGGAATGGTGGTATTCAAAACTTCAAGCCGGCAGGATCATCGACACCGAGGCCGGCTGGCCGAGTCAGGTCTACGCCTCGCATCTATGCTATGACTACATTTCATATGTGAAATCCTGGAGCGCTGGCAGCAAATCGAATTCCTCGAAGCTGGGCAGATTCCTCGCGAAGGTTTTCCCGGAGGACTGGATCATGAAGGCCCAGCTCCGGAAGGACGCCTTCGTGGTCGGGATCGACGGAATCGGTCGCGACGTGAAGCGGCCCTACGTTTATATGATCCCTCCTCTGGACCACTGCCGGCAGATCTGGAACAACCTTTACGGCGGTCCCTATACCTGGCCTGAAGTCAAGGAAGTGGAGGACGAGTGCCCCGCAACCCCTGAAAAGGAGGGACTTTACGATGAACGTTAGATCTTTTTTGTTAGAGGCATTTTGTAGAATTTTCTGGCCGCTCTATTTACTTCTGATCGGCGGCGTGATATACTGGATAGTATCATGACAAACAAAAAACTCGACAGCTTTTTGAAGAGGGCAGAGATCGAGCGACGCTCCTGCCCGTTCTGCAAGGACTCAACCCTGGCGAAGACGATCGAGGACTTCATGAAGAAAAAAGAGTCCGGCGAGGTCTCGATCTCCCTGAACTATCTCTTCGATCATTTCCTGGTCCCGGAGCTCGATGCTCCGAAGAATCAGAAGGCCCTTTATAACCACGTTCGGCGCTGCCTGAAGCGCGAGCCCACAACCGGAAAGCCTATCAATGCCAAGAAAGAAAGTTAAAAAGCAGGGCGAGCTGGAGCAGTTCCTCTCGGCTCCGGAGACGATCCACAAGGACAAAACCGAGAAGCAGAAGGCTCTCCAGCGGAAGGCCGCACTGGCTGCGAAGGAGGCGCGCCTGGCTGCCGAGAAGGCGAAGACCAGGCCCTCGCCGGAGGACCTCCTGGGCGATATGGTCCGGGTCGCTGAAGACAAAGTCGTGAATCCTTACTGGCGATTCAGGACGCTCTCGCGGAAGCGCTACTGGCTTTACGGGCACTGGCCGATCAAGTGGATCGAGGAGCTCTATGGTCAGTTCGAGCACGCGAAGCAGGTCGCCGGCCTGGCTGATCAACCTGGGACCAGGCTGAAGAAGGCCGCGAGGGCCCAGGCCTCCCGGCGCGAGCACGCGGCCCGCTACATCGAGCGCGTGATCCGGCCCCATGTTCTGAAGGACCCGGCGCTGACTCGGACCCTGAAGGACGCGGAGCTCTGGCTCTTCATCTCGGACACTCACTCGACTTTCCTGGACCCGTTTACCTGGCAGGTCTTCCTCGCGACGATCCGCGACCTGAAACCCGAGGGCGTTTACTTCAACGGAGATATTCTGGAATGCCAGGAGATCTCTCGCTTCCCGAAGATCCCCGGCTGGACCTGCCCCCTCCAGCTGGAGCTGGACTTCGCTCGCGAGATGTTTCGCCAGGTCCGCGCGGTCGGACACGAGGGCCCCCTGGTCTGGGGCGGAGGGAACCATGGGATCGACCGGATCGCCATGTATCTCACCCAGGTCGCTCCCGGCGTCGCGAGCCTCCGCTCTCTCCGGTTCGACAAGCTGGCCGAGCTCGACGAGCTGAACGTGACACTCGCCCAGGGCGGGACGATCGCCAGCCCGGAGGGCACGGAGGACGACCGGATGGGCCTGCTCCTCTATAACTTCTATCGAGTGCACCACGGGACCCTCCTGGGCCTGAACCCCGCTCTTTCCGAGCTGAGGGCTGCCGGCAGGTCCGGGACCTCCGGGCACGCTCACCGGTCGCTCGTCGTCTACGGGGCGAATGAGGCCCTCCAGGGCATGAGCTGGATGAGCACGCCGGCAGGCTGCACCGAGCGGGCAGCGCGCGCCTATATCAAGGGCGTGAATACCGGCTGGCAGAAGGGCTTCGGCCTGGCTTACCTCTACCCGGACGGAGACGTGCACCAGTATCCCGTGATCACGGATCGCGACCGGGCGACCGTCGAGGGCTACATCTACAAGCGCCGGCGCGGACTGAAGGACCCGGACCCCTCGAAGCTCTGGCTCCCGGACCTGCCGCTGATATAGCGTAAATAGGTTATATAACATGATTATAGATGTTTTTTGTCATATATTGTATTTGATGCTGACCGTCTCCATGATCCTGATCGGCAGGAAGCAGAGCCTCGGCTGGCTGCTCTACATCCTGGCCAGCCTGGGCTGGATCGCCGTCGGGATCAAGCTGGGCCTGAGCGCCATGGTCGCCTGGTCCGCTCTATATGCGTTAATCGGTCTCGTTACTTGGAATAGGTGGAATCATGCTCGGACTTGAGAATCTTTTTGCATGGGTGCCCTGGCTGGTCGAATGGCTGCTCTCCTGGCTGCCTCGACGCGGCCGGCTCTACGTCCACGAGGGCGGCGTGAAGATCACCGGCGCGAAGGTCAAGACCCTGAAGCATGGAACATTCTGGTTTTTTCCAAGGTGGAGCGAGTGCTATACCGATAATATAAAGAGAAAGGTCATCGACCTGCCGAAGCAGGTCCTGACCACGAAGGACGGGAAGCGCGTGCGCGTGGGCGGCGTCTTCGTTTACCATATTCGGGACATCGAGAAATGGATCATCGAGAACGAAGACCCGGAGAGCGGCGTGCTGATCGAAGCGGAGCGCGTCGTCCGCGAGTGGGTCAGGCACCACGACTTTCAGGAGGTGCAGGACTACGACCCGAAGAAGCGCGAGGATGACGACTTGACACGACTGGCTCAGGACGAGCTCGGCTCAGACTTCGGAGTCTGGGTCCGGGACCTGGGCTTCAAAGACTTCGCCGAAACGGAGGCGAAGGATTTATATCACTCTGGCGACCTGGCGACTGGCGGGAGCTCCGTGGTCGCGGTCACTGATGAGGAGTATTCGGAATGAACGAGGACATGAATTTCGAACAAGCAAGAGAAGAGAGACGTTTCAGAGCGGTCGCGGTGCCTCAGCAGCGCCTGGCCGACATCTTCCGCGGCGGCTGCTACTTCAAGAGCGACCTGCCCCTGGACATCAAGGTCGAGGGCGTGCATCATGACCCGATGCGTCGCTCGCTGATCGTGACCCTGGTCAGTCCTCGCTTCGAGCCGACCTCGCCGGCGTGCGAGGTGCCGATCGAAGACGGCGTCGAGACCTTCTACCTGGACCGAGTCGATGAAGAAGGTTAGAGCTCTTCGTCGCTGGCTCCTCCGGACGACCGTCATGGGCGGCGGAGGAAACGAGACCCGGCCCGACATCGTGAAGGCGCGAATCCCTCACTCCTGGTTTACCAAGAAAGGGCCCGGCGTCGAGGCTGACGCCAGGCGCGCCTTCTATGACATGACTCACGGGCAGCGGCTTCTCGCCGTTCGTGCCGGCTGGATACCCGTGAGCTGGCTCAGCCGGAAACTGCAAGCAAAACTTTAAAGGAGAACCCCATGGATGCAGCGACCCGTTTGATTGCTCTCCAAGGCGAGCGCGACTACATTCTTTTTAGGCTTCGTGACCTGGACAACAGTGAGACGGGCCTGCATCCGACCATGGAGAAGCGGCAGCTCATGAACCTCTTCGAGGTACTGAATTCGAAGATCCGCGAGCTGACGAGCGAGGTGCTGAACGACGAGCTCGGCTTCGTGGTCGAGAATGGGAAGATCGAGGAGATCATCGAATGCCGTTACACGGACGGCGTTTTCCGAAACAAGAAAGACGGCGAGATCGTTCAGTGCTCCGGGCGTCCGGAGCGCGAGGCCGTGATCATATTCATGAAGGAACAAGACCATGAAGAACCGGAAACGTAAGGGGCCTCGGCTCTCCGTCGTGATCTTCTTCGCTATGGCGCTGGTGTTTTTCATCGGAGCCCTGGCGACGCTGCCGGGCTGCCCGGACATCGACGAGGTCATTGCCCCATTTTGAGGAGACCAAAGACAAATGAAAATCATCCTGATCAACGGAGCGCCCAGGTCCGGGAAGGACTCGGCCGGCGCTATGATGCTTCCGGAGATGCCTGGGCAGTGGGCGGTCGTGAAGTTCTCTCAGTGCCTGAAGGAGCGCTGCCATTTAGCATACGGCATGAACGCGGCTCACGATGCTTTCGAGGAGGTCAAGGACCAGAAGCTCGACTGCTTCCTCGGGATCTCCCCTCGCGAGGCCTATATCCATTTCTCCGAGACCTGGATGAAGCAGGTCCACGGGAAGGACGTCTTCGGCCAGCTCATGATCCGGCAGCTGGAGGCAATGCAGATGCAGGACGAGACCCTGGCCGGCGTGATCATCACGGACTCCGGCTTCAAGGACGAGACCGTGGTCCTGGTCGAGAAGTACGGCGCGGACGCGGTCACCGTGATCCGCCTGCACCGGCAGGGCTACAACTTCGAAGGCGATTCTCGGGGCCTGCTCGACGTGACGGACATGGGCGTCAAGACCTACGACGTGAACAGCCCGGACGGCGATCTGCCTGGGCTGCTCGAAAACATCAAATCGAAAGTGCCCTTTCTTTTCAGGAGTGAAACATGAAAGCGAAAATCTTGATCTTCCTGGCGCTGGCCTGCCTTCTGGCGGTCAGCTGCACCTCGACCGCGGTGAAGGATAATATCCTGACACCCCTGGCCGCGAGAGTCTTCGCGCATATCGTGCCCCATATCGAGCTCGGCCTGGCCGACGCCGTCGAGGACGGCGATCTGCTTCAGGAAAGCGCGGACCTGCTGCTCGCGGAAGCCTACAAGCTGAGAGACTATTTGAACGAGGGCCTCCGGGACGAGGCCTCGTCGATCGACTGGACGGCGCTGGAGCCCTGGGCTTCTCGTGGCGTGCAGGCAATGATCGACGACGGGACGATCTCTCCTGGCGTGGCGACCTCGCTCTTTCAGCGGATCGCTACCTTCAGAGATCTACTGATCGAGCTCAATAGTCTGATAAGCTGGAACACAACGCGAGCACGTTACTCGACGACGGAGACCGTCGGAGGGAGACCGGTCTTCCTGGGATTCGAGCCGAAGCTGGATCTCAAGGAAGCAGGGCTTTGAGCCCGTCACCGATCGCGTGAGCTGAAATGAATGCCCTCAGTACGAAGTAAACGACCATGGAGGTCGTGAGCGTTCTGAGGATGATCTTTAACAATCTCATAATTCCGTCCTTTCTTTCCTTGTTATCGGCAAGACGACGCAAACATTTAAATAAAAAATAATTAAAATCGTGGCCGTAAAATACCGATAACATGGAAGGAGAGATCGGAGGTATCTATGAAAACCTGCAACGTGACGAAGTGCCGATCAGTTACCTTTTTAGGAGAGATGGACCTTCGGCTGATATGGTTCGACGACGAGCGGAATCTCGGCACCTGCCGGGTCGAGGTCTTCTGGCGCGACTTCCCGATCTGGTTTCATAGCTACCCGAGGCAGGAGACGTTCGACGCTACCGTCGACAAATATTCCGAGCGAGTGAAGAAGATCGCTCTGCTCTTATCTAAACGTGAAAGGTTAATCAGATGAATCAAGATATAGGACAGCAGTTTATTGACACGATCACCGGGCCCCTGACCGGCCTGGGCCTGGACTTCTCCGGCTCCGTCGAAGAGGTCAAGCTGTACGCTGCCCAGAGCATGGCTCGCCTGGCGACCCTGGTCGGCCAGCCCGGCTATGAGATGGCCGTCGAGGCCGAGCGCGACATCGTCGCGATCAAGGTCGGCATGAAGGTCCTGGCCGACGCGAAGAAGACGGACGCCGTGGCCGTCGGGATCATCGAAGGAGCTCTTCGCATGGGAGCCGGCTTCCTCAGCGGAGGGCAGGCATGAACAGGATCACGGACCTCAAAGAGATCAGCGAGACAGTCAAGGCTCAGCTGGGCGGAGACGGTGACATGAACACCGTCCTCGTCCGCGGTGAGATCACTCACTGCGCGCCCCTCAGCGCCGGGTCGGAGACCTGCTTCGGTTGGATCAGACTGAACAGCGAGACCGCGATCGGCTTCAAGGCCGGCCGCGACTTCCTGGAGGTCTATCGAAACGGGGCCCGTCGCGTGATCTTCTGGGGCGAGCTCCACGGAAAGCCGGCCGAGATCATCGTCAGTTACTGGATGGTTTCCTGACTGTTACACGCTGAAAAGCGTTTTTATAACCCGAAACCTGGCTTTTATGGAGGCTCCTCATGAATAACAGATTCTGCCACAATCCGAAGTGCGACTTGCACGTCAACTCATTCGAGGAGGAGCTCACGTTTCCCGTGACTATCCGGAATCATCTCGAATTCAGGAAGGTCCGGAGGCACCAGGTCGGAAAGTCTTATTATTGTGATCGCTGCATCGGAGTGATCGAGAACGAAATCGAACGACGTCAAAAGGAGTAAACGAAAATGAACAACAAACCCGGAGTTAAAACAACGGAATTCTGGCTCACGCTGATCGCCATGATCCTCGTCAATCTGCCGAGCGTCTTCATGGACCCGGCCCCTCAGTGGGTCATGGTCGCCGGCCTGATCGGTTCGGTCCTGGCTGCCATGGGATACGGGATCAGCAGAGCCGTCACGAAGAGCTCGGAGGGCGGAGGCATGATCCTCCCGCTGAATGCCATTCAGCCAGTCCCTCCTCAGCCGAAACCCGTGGAAGGCATGCCCGTCGGCGACGGCGGCGAGACCTTCCGCGAAAGCTAAGAGGAGAAGAACATGACATCGAAAAGCAACCCACAAATCCAGCGCTACTCGTTCGATCAGCTGCAAATGATCGCCGAAGGCCTGGACCCTTCCAGGTCGATCGTCCACAAGTTCGGACTGAACGCGGCGATCGGGACGACCCTGGAGGACATCTGGACGCCTGGCGGCGTCTATCCCTGGCCACAGGCGGCCGAGACTGTTCGGATTAAGTCCGGCGGAAACGCGGCCGACACGGCTGCCGGTAACGGCGCGCGGTCGATCCGGGTCATGGGCCTCGATGAAAACTGGGAGCTCGCCCAGGAGGACATCGTCACGGCCGGCGCTGGCGCGTCGGACCCGACCGATACGACCTTCATCCGAGTTTTCCGTGCCTACGTCCTGGACGTGGGCGTCTATGGCGCTGCGAATACCGGCGCGATCGACATCGAGAACACGACCTCGACGAACGTGCTCGCCCAGATCCCGGCGGGAATCGGTCAGACCGAAATGACCCACTACACGATCCCCGCGGATAAGAAGGGCTATCTCATGGACATGACGATCCATATCGGCAGCAGCGTCGCGGCGAGCCTGAACCTGGTTCAGCGGCAGAATGCCGACGACGTGACCGTGCCCTTCACCGGGAAGCGCCTGGTCGCTCGGAACCTGACCCTCCTCACGGACGTCGGGCACCAGCTGCACCGCTGGGAATTTCCCGAGAAGACCGACATCTGGGTCGAGGGATCGTCCGCCTCTTCGAGCTCTGCCTCGATCTCCTATGGCCTGATCCTCGTCGACCAGGAGAGTTAATCTTCTTCATCCTCCTCCTGCCCTGGGCTTTACGAAGTCCAGGGTTTTTTATTTAATCCGTCCTTGCATAATTGCCGATAAGTGATATAGTTTCCCTGGAGGTGCCTATGATGGCTTTACTATTCTGTATATTTGGCTTTCACTGGTGGGAGGAGCACCCGACCCGGCGCGCGAACGGCGAGCCGGAATTCTGGGTCTGCCGCTGGTGCCACAAAGCCGAGGACAACGAAAGGAGAAAACGATGCAAGTGATCTCTACCGAGAAGCTCCCGATCAAGCTCTGGACGAACGTGATCGAGGACTCAGCTCATGCCCAGGTCGTGAACCTGGCGAACCTGCCTTTCGCTTTCAAGCATATCGCGATCATGCCCGACGTGCACGCCGGCTATGGCATGCCGATCGGAGGAGTGCTCGCGACGAAGGGCGTCGTGATCCCTAACGCCGTGGGCGTGGATATAGGCTGCGGAATGTACGCCTGCAAGACCTCGCTCCGGGCCGAGGAGATCGACCAGGAATTCCTGAAGCGCGTCATGGGCGGCTCGAAGGACTTCCAGGGCGGGATTCGTGCCGCGGTGCCGACGGGCTTCTCGCATCATTCGAAGAAGCAGGACGACGTCCACATGCCCCGCTTCGACAAGGTGCACCTGGTGATCCCCGCGAAGAGGAAGTCGGTCGTCTTCGAGCAGTACGAAAAGGCCCGGAAGCAGATCGGCACCCTGGGCGGAGGGAATCACTTCATCGAGATCCAGGCCGACCAGGACGGCGCGGTCTGGTTCATGATTCACTCGGGAAGCCGGAACATCGGAAAGCAGGTCGCCGATCACTATAACAAGCTGGCGAAAGAGATGAACGAGAAATACAAGGCCGGCGTGCCGAAGGCCTGGGACCTCGCCTTCCTGCCGCTCGATACCGAAGAGGGCATGGCCTACCTGGCCGAGATGGAATACTGCGTCGAGTTCGCGAAGGCGAACAGGGCCCTCATGGCCGGCGGAATCCGGGCCGCTTTTCTGGCAGCGGTCGGCAAGGACGGCGACGTCGAATTCCATGAGCCGATCGACGTGGCTCACAACTTCGCCCATTATGAGAATCACTTCGGCGAGAACGTCATGGTCCACCGGAAGGGCGCGACACGGGCCCGGAAGGGCGAGCTCGGGATCATCCCCGGCAGCCAGGGCACCTCGTCCTTCATCGTCGTCGGGAAAGGCAATCCCGAGAGT